GGGTGCAAACTGGGCTACGGGTGCAAACTGGGCGACGGGTGCAAACTGGGCTACGGGTGCGAACTGGGCGACGGGTGCAAACTGGGCGACGGGTGCGATGTTTCTAAATCGCTATTTATCAGCGCATCTAGTCATACAGTATCCTATTGGGGTGAGGATGTTATTCAAATAGGATGCAAACGCTGCACCATTTCCGAGTGGCAGAAGCATTTCCGAAAAATTGGCGAGGCCGAAGGCTATAGTCCCGAGCAGATGGAGGAATACAAAGGGTATATAGACCTGATCGCTACCATGCACAAGACGTGGAAGGTCGGTGCCGCAGATTAAGAAGCCCGCGCCGTGGCCGGGAGTTCCGGGTGGAAGAGTTAATAGAGAACTAAACTTATAAACCAAAAATAAAATAGTATGGAAAATTTACTGCAATGCAAAGGTAAGAAATTCAAAGCCAATATCCACAACATCCCAGTTGAAGGGCGTATTCAGGTAGAGAAAGGGAGTATTTATCTATGCCAAGATGTGAGTAATGGATCCAGTTGCGAAGACAAATTAGGCTTCAAATACAGTTGGCACATCGGGGATGGTAGCGAGGTGGCACTCACCAAAAACGACGTTTCAAATCTTTGTATCAGGCCTTCGACGAAAGAAGAGGCCGAATCTTTCAAGGATTGGCAGGTAGGGGATAAGCTTGTGAGCGGATCAAACATTTGGGAGGTGATTTTCCGTGCTGGAGAATTGGTCGTGTGCAAGATAGAGAACGGCAATGCGACTTTCAATTACACTTGCGACGAGCTTTACAGATTAGGTTTTCGTCTTGTTTATGAACCTGATCCTGAATCTGAGATTGTCGAAGTGACGATGGATGAAATCGCCAAGATGAAAGGCATTCCGGTCGAGCGGCTTCACATCAAAAAGGAATAGCATCACGAGGTGTGTAGCTCAAAGGTAGAGCGGTGCAGGGATGCGAAATAGAAGCACAAAGGTTGAAATACCTCGCATTTCCGGGCGCAGGTTGCAGGTTCGAATCCTGCCGCACTTACAAGATAGCCACCGCATAGGTGAGGGGTTTGATTGCTGGCACTAACCCCGCTGCAAGGCAAAAGCGATCCGTTAGGCCGATAATAGCGTCATCGGCGGGCCGTGGGCAAGGCTCAAAGTGATAGCCCCGCAAAAGCAAATAGCCGAATGCGCGAAAGACTGGCATAGGCTTCGAGCTGCGATGATATGAGCGGCGAGAACCACCGGGATAAATCAAGCATTATTATGCCTGGTGTGGCTTGACCGCCTATCCAGGCTCTATGGCAGGCCTTGCGCACCGTTCTTTCAGCAGTGGGTTATTTCATTTTAGGCGCGAGGTCTGCATCTTGCCCGCGTGCGCTTTTCGGTGGCGCAGTTTTGAAATGGAGTTTAAAGTTACAGTGCGCGCGGCTTATTTGCAACACCTTAAAACAATTATACTATGGAGAAGAACACTTTGAGGAAGAGGAGATTTCTATGCTTCGACCTGACGCCCAGGTGGAAAATGTGGAAACGGATCGAAGACCTGGAGGCGCGGCTTGCTACATGCCTTTGCGAGCGCAATGAAGCGGATGGACGCCTTATCGAGCGGGAACACGAGGTATTGGCGCTCACTCAAGCACGTGATACCCTGTACAAGCGCATCGACGAACTGGAAGGCAGGCTCAGGAAATTCGACCGTATCCGAGGAAAAAGCGGCAAATACATCAAAGGCCATGAAACACGATCCTCAAAATAAAATTCTGGCCTATCTCAAGGCCGGCGGCAGGCTGACTGTTCGCAAGGCTGAGAGGCTGTATCACACAACGGAGCTGCGCCGGATCATCAGTCGGCTCCGGAAAATGGGATATTCCATTTGCTCGAACAAACAGAAGGCCGTTACGGAAGACGGACGGCCGACACAGTTTAACGAGTACTATATGCCACAGGTAGCGGATTCCTGCCAATAATCCGCAAATCGCATTTTAAGTTTGGTATTTGCCATTGGCCTGCTGTGAAGCACGCGGATGGTGTGCCGTCGGCATTAAAGCCCTACGCGGTGGCGTGGGTGAGTGGAGATGTCGGCGGTTTTTTATGGAGGGTTGGCCGAGTGGTTTAAGGCTCCGGCTTACTAATCCGGCAAGCGGCGACGCTTCGGGAGTTCGAATCTCTCACCCTCCGCACGCCTGCAACAGAATGTTGTAGCCGTATCAGCCATGAAAGTGATAGGGAGCTGATAAATATTGAATTGCTTGCCTTTGTGATTAAAGTATGAGGCATGAAGCGATGGATGGAGCCTAAGAACCTATCTATTGGGCGTTGATATTCGTATATCGGGGTGTGGTCGGCCTCGGAGTAGCAGTTTGAGACTATATGCAAGTACCTTGGTGACGGGAATAACAGACAAATGGTTCGTCCTTGATATTTACGACCGTCTTTGTCGGATTGTTTTACATCCAGTTATCTGTGTTTAGGATATGTCCGAACAAGGGAACGCATATTATTGAGCTATGGTGTAATGGTTAACACACCGCCCTTTGGAGGCGGTACTCCCGGTTCGAATCCGGGTAGCTCAACGGGGTTCTAACCCTAATGTTGTGAGTTTGATCGGGCGCTTGGGCGTCTGTCACAACGGAAGCTGACAGAGGGTATATCCCTCGACAATCCGAGGCCGCGTGAATAAGAGTAGCAAGGCCGAGGCGGAAGCTCACGAAACGGGCAAAGAACGCAAACCGGCGGCGCGGAAGCTGTGTCGCCACCGCGGGGGATCGTCGTAAGCCCCCCCGCATTTTTTGGAATCAACAATCATCTATATATGCAGAGTTATATCAATGAGCTCAAAGAAAAGGGTCTCGTGCCTTTACGGCTCGATAGAAACGCGGTAATCTTGGTTCCTCCGGAGAAAGCCAATGAGAAATACAAGGCGCGCTACCTCAAAAATGCCGAGAGGGCGCGGAGGATGGCAACGCATTTAGATTAGTTATGAGTTACGGATTACCTTATAAGGGTTCTAAGAATAGTATTGCGAAATGGGTTATTTCGAATCTTCCCGCGTCGCATACGTTCGTGGATTTGTTCGCCGGAGGATGTGCGGTAACTCACGCTGCCATATTGTCTGGTAAATTCGGGCGTTTCATTGCAAACGATATTACGGAATATCCCCAAGTCTTCCGTGATGCCATCGATGGGAAATACCGGAATGAATGTCGATGGATCAGTCGGGAGGATTTCTTCCGTCTCAAAGACATCGACCCCTACGTGCGGCTTTGCTGGAGCTTTGGGAATGGTATGCGGTCATATCTGTATGATCCGGAGGTTGAGCGGTTTAAGAAGCACCTGCACGCGGTATTTTTCGCGGGGACGCCCACGAGCGCGCGGTTGGCATGGAAAGGATTTGTCCGGGAATTTGCAAAAGTCCGTGATGAAATAGGAGAGCTGACGCAAAAGGTGCTGAAGTTGTGCGCAGCGTGCGACGTGGCACCTCAATACAATGCGGACGGCACATTGAATACAAAGGCGATACATACAGATGTTTTTCGGGTTAAACCAGCGTATTTGCGAAAATATTTACAGGACGCCCTGAAATTATCCGGTCTTACGCAAAAAGATGTCGACCGACACCTTGGGAATTATATGGGTAGGCATTATTTTAGCGAATCTCAATGGATGTTGCCATCCTCTGAACAATACGAGAAGTTGCAAGAAATTTTACCGGCGTTAACTATTCCGTGGGCGTCCTTAAACGAAAGTCTGCAAAGACTGCAAAGACTGCAAAGTCTGCAAAGACTGCAAAGTCTGGAAAGACTGCAAAGTCTGGAAAGACTGCAAAGTCTGGAAAGACTGCAAAGACTGCAAAGTCTGGAAAGACTGAAACTGTCCCGAAAGGATTACAGCGATGTTGCTATACCGCCGGGCGCGACGGTATACTGCGACCCGCCGTATGCTAACACGACGGGGTATATCGACGATTTCGACCATGAACGATTTTATAGATGGCTGCGGAGCATGGAATTCCCGGTGTTCGTTTCGGAATATTCCATGCCGGACGACTTTATATGCTTTGCGAGTATTGACAAAGCATGCACCTTTTCACCATCAAAAACGATAAAACGCGTAGAAAAGATGTTCGTACACGAGCGGTGGGCGGATGCTGTGAGGCGTCCGGATGATAATGTTCAGGGGCGGCTGTTCTAATCCTCCCTGCGTCGCAATAGTATTACCGCCATAGTAGTATTGTCGGCTGGCGTCCTATCTACGAATAACCCCTAAAAGTAAGAAATTATGGATGACATTACCCGCGTCTGCCGCAAATGCGGGCAGGAAAAGCCGTTGGAAGAGTTTGCGAAGAATAAGGAATGCGTATTAGGTCATAGCCATACTTGCAAACATTGCAAACGAGAACACGCCTGTAAGTATCGTGCTGATAACCACGAAAAGGTACTGGAACGCACCCGCAAGTGGCGAGTTGATAATCCCGAAAAGGTGCGGGAGTATGACCGCAAGTATCGTGCTGATAACCACGAAAAAATATTGGAATATGGCCGTAAGCATTATGCTGAGAATTCCGAAAGGTACAAGAAATATTCCCGCAAGTGGCAGGCCGCTAATCCCGAAAAGGTGCGGGAAACACGCCGATATAAGCGCGAGATATTGTCTGACGGTTATTTAAGGCGTCAACTAAAACAACGCAACCTCCCCGTAACCCCAGAAACAATCGACTACAAACGTATTCAACTAAAGTTATACCGAGAAATCAAAAAACAACAAAACGATGAAAGAGATTAAGAACATCCGGGAATTGACGGCCGATTTGGGCCGCGTGTATGCAGAGCTTCGGGCACGAGAGATCGAGATCAAAGAGGCATCGGAGATTGCTAACATTGCGGGTAAGATCATCAACGGCGCAAAGGCTGAAATGATGTACCGAATCGCCCGTAAGGAGAAGCCGTCGATACCTTTTTTCGATGCCGATGGCAAATAATTTTGCAGATTCGAAATGATTTTCTATCTTTGCTGTTGCGACAGAACTACTTTACGTAGTCATTAGAAATATACGAACGTCTTTTGGGCGTGTTCCCGTTGCACTTCTACGCTACGTAGTTGTGGTTCTGTCGCAAGAATTAGGGGGCACGCCCTCTTTTTATACCATACATTAACCTAACTTGTGTTCAACAAATGCGACAGAACAACACAAGTGGTACCCGGGTAAATAACACCCAGACCACACCGCGCGCAAAGAAAAGCCGCACCGTATTCTATCGTTGCCACCTCAAGGCAACACGACCGATGTTCTCTTCGGACAAAGTCGATTACACCAACGTTATCCGCGCCACGTGCGAGGAGCATGCTTTAGGCTGTTTCCTTGCTCAGTTCCGCGTGCTCTATCCCGCGTATGCTGTCGTTGTCGGCACCATACTCGTAAGCCGGGTATTCCCCTCCAAGTCCAACCGTTAAAATAGGCCGCTATGGCACATCTTATCACCTTGTTGGCGTTCATTGCGCCGATTGCCGTGGTATTCGGCTGGGTGCTATCCAATCAGCACCGCGCAAAGGAGATTGGAAAATTGCTAACCTCAATATTCGAAAGCCATGAATGAGTTTACGGTAATCACGGTTAAATGCGTGTGGACGATGATAAAAGGCGCACTTTGGCAAGCCCAATACCGCCTGCGGAGAAAGGTTGTCCGGATACAGTCCAAGGCCATCTACCGAGCATTGAAGAACGAGAACAAGCCCCGTATTTACCGGGTTGAAATACGATAGTCCATGGACACACAATATTACACGACGGCAACGTCAACCCCTGTGCTTGCACTGGAAGAGTACCAGGACATTCCCAGCAAGCACATCAACGGTGATCGGGATAAATTCTCGGAGGTTGCCTCAAGGCTGGTCGACATAGACCTGAAGCTGATATACCATGCTTTCCGGGAGGCTATCAGGAAAGATCGTCGTGGTGATGAAGACGGCCGGGTCTATACGGTTGCATACAAAATCTACGACATTCAGGCGAGGCATCACTATATGCCTGTTTATGAACGCTGATACGACGTCTTCGCCGGATGTTTCGAGGAGGTGCAAACCGGGTGCGAAGACAGCATCGAGGTTATTAATGTCACCGATATTGACGGCCGGATATGGCCAGGGCATATGGCCCGGTTGAAAAATTACGCAAAACGAAACAATTTATAACAATGAGGACAATCATTGAAGTTGCCATTGGCAACATTACCATCTTTAGCGCGAAGTACTCACGACGTCTTGCGGATAAAGAAATCCATAAGGTTGTGCGTGAAGGGTGCATCGGCATCGACCGGAGCAAAGCCGTGATAACTATTAAATACGAGTAGGCTTATGAAAGAGTTAATCGCTATCCAGTCGGAACTGAAAGCCCCTAAGGGGCAGTATAACAGTTTCGGGAAATACAAGTATCGGAGCTGCGAGGATATTCTCGAAGCAGTCAAACCGCTACTCAAAGCGCATGAATGCGCGTTGAACCTTTGCGATGACATTGTCAATGTCGGCGATCGCTACTACGTGAAAGCCACGGCGCGCATCACCAACGCCTCCGGAGAATCGGCGACGGCCACCGCTTTTGCCCGTGAAGATTTCGACAAGAAAGGGATGGATGGGGCACAAATCACCGGTACAGCGTCGAGCTACGCTCGCAAATATGCCCTTAACGGGTTGTTTTGCATCGACGATACAAAAGATGCAGACACGGACGAGCGGCGAATCGAGAATACCAACCGGGCAGCTGCGCAAAGTGCAAAAACTGCACAATCCACTGAGACCCCGGCCAACGCTCCGGCACCTGCCCGCAAACGAATTACTATGGAACACCTGGATGACCCTATCACCTGCGATCAGCTGCTGAAATGGATGTACGGGTTCCTCACGACTGACAACTATGCCGCAGATTTTGACGCAGGGGCACGCCTGCTGAAATACCGCGACGCCGATGCCGAAGTCGTGGATCGCTTCTCGGCGCTCTTCGAATCATATCGTCAGGCACGCAAAAATGCAAAGTGATATGGAAGCACAGGTAATGTTGCTGCGGGAATCGACGCCCGCCGCCGAGCTGGCCGCGCGGGCTGTCTCCTCGGTCATGGAGGGTGAGGTAGACCCGATCACGGCTCACATCAATATCAGCCGTATGGAGGCCGCCATCAAGTTATTCAAGGAGAACACCGACGTGCGCGACATCACGCTGCGGGAGCTTGCCAAATACGGCAAGTCGCACCAGTTCGGCGACTGCCGGCTGGAGGAGGCCGAATCGGGCGTGAAGTACGACTACTCTATGTGCGGCGACAGCCGGCTGAACGACATGTACAAGACGCTGGAAGCCCTGAAAGCCGACATCAAGGAGCGCGAGGAGATGCTGAAAAAACTACCGAGTACCGGAATGGCAGACCCTGATACGGGGGAGGTTCTTTTCCCTCCAGCCCGTAGTAGCAAAACGACCATCAAAACCACATTCAAAAAGCAATAAACAATGGCAGAACTGATTAACGTGTCGCTGTGTGTCAGCGACATTCCCAAGGACAAGATTTTTGTTGCCGAAAACGGCAAGAAGTACATCGGCATTTGCGTATCTGAGCTCCGCGAGGTTGACCAGTACGAGAATACGCACTGCGTGTTCATCCGGCAGTCGAAAGAGGAGCGCGAACGCAAGGACAAGCGGACGTATGTAGGCCGGGGTAAGGCGGTGGTGTTCCGTCCCTCGGAACCCACTCCCGACCAGGTTGCAGATTTGCCGGTCGCCGAAGATGTGGATGACCTGCCTTTCTGATGTAGCGCCGTATGGTTTACGATCTGAACACCGACATCGACCGGGAGCGCTTCAAACATCGCGTTAATGCCTTGTATGGCCGACGTGCGCTTGTCGAGTGTTCAGAACGGAAGCCACAGCGCACGGGGAAGCAAAACCGATATCTCCATTGTATTCTTGGCGAATTCGCCATGCAAACCGGGAATCCGATAGGATATGTCAAACAGGAATATTTCAAACGGCTATGCAACCCGGAATTATTTGTGCGCGTCGAATACGACAAGCTGATGCACAAGGAGGTCGAAAGGCTCCGGTCAAGTCGTGACCTTGATACAGGAGAGATGACTACAGCAATAGATCGCTTCCGTAATTGGGCTTCAATGGAGGCGGGCATCAACTTACCAAGCCCCGAGGATAATGAATGGATCTCTTTCATCGAGCGGGAAATGCAACATCAAAAAGTGTGGCTGTAACACGGACATAGAATGAATTACTTAGACCTGATACGAAAATTTTGGCAACTTGATGCAACGTGGCAATTTGGCTGCTGTGAATCGAGGCTTTACTTCTACCTTGTAGAACAAGCGAATCGGTTAGGCTGGCCGGATAACTTCACGCATTCCGACGCACGGACGTCGATCAATGTAGGGGTGTCACCTAAGAGTTTGCGCGCAGCCAAAAATCGTCTTATGCAGGCTGGGTTGATCTCATTCTCCGGCGGCGGAAAAGGTCGTGCCGATAAATGCAAATACACTTTTAGGTGTTCAAATTTACCACCTATAGTCCCACCTAACGGGACACCTAAAGGTACACCTAACGGGACACCTAAAACAGAGGATACTTCTTATATAGAAGATAAACTAAACCAAACATATAATACCCCCTATAATCCCCCTTTGCAGGGGGAAGAGGTTACGGGCATCCCCGAAGAGTTCGTAACTCTTTGGGATGGGTTTAAGGGAAAACGCAAGTCGCTTGCTGACGACTATAATGACTTTTGCAAAAAGACGGATGGTTTGACCGTTGATTATGTTAAATTAGGATACCATGCCCAGCATGCAAAAAACGTGTATTTCCAGACGTGGCTAAACGACTTTTTCCCGAAAAAATCCCGGTGCACGCTTGACACCTCGGCTGTCGAACCTACGTTCCAACCCATTGTGGCGGATTGGCTTGCCTACAAGTCTGAACGCGGACAGACCTATCGACAGCGGGGCTTCGAGAGCTTCTATGCGCGGCTTATGGAACTTTCCGGGGGTAATGCGGATACTGCACGAGGGATTATCGAGCAGTCCAAGGCTAATAACTGGGCGGGGATATTCCCGCTGAAAACGACAAACGACTATGGCAGAAATGCAGACAATCGGGTCGCTCATTGCGACATTACCAGCGACGAGCTCATGCGCCGTTGCGAAGAGCGGGTCAGAGCGCGCCTTGCTCGCACAATGGCGCGGGAAATGGGGACGGACGGCGGCGGTGATGCTTAAGCGTTTTAACCCCGGCGTGCAGCGCTATTGCGCCGCGAATATCGACCGTTGCTTCACGGGGGATGCGCCTTCCCTGCGTCAGGTGCGGAAAGCCTACGGTGGGGATGTGCTCGATTCGTGGTTGGATATTCAGCTAACCGACCTCGTGAACTTCTGCGGCGTGAAAGGCAAGGAGGAGTTTTCTCGTATCACCGACGCAGTGGCTGCAGTCATAGCAGACAACTTCGGTTATCTGAAACTCTCGGAGTTGATGCTCTTTTTCCAGCGTTTCAAGGCGGGGCATTACGGGCATTTCTACGGCACGGTAGATCCGCTTGTCATCACTGAGGCGTTGCAGGTGTTTCTCGAATATCGAGCCGACCGACTGGCACGCATCGAACGCGACCGTCAAAAAACCGAGAAGCTAAAGAGGGAGGAGGAGCGCGCCGAGCGGGAACGCCGGGGCGAGCTGCTGACCGCCGAGGAGTGGAAAGAGATAGGATGGCTTTTTAATCTATGAACGAACTATGACGTACATAGGCATTGATACGGGAGTACATACAGGCTTCGCGGTATGGCATTCGGACACAAAATACCTCGCGGAAGTGAGTACCATGACGATCACCCAGGCAATGGAGCGCGTGAAAATGATCTCCGACATTCGGGGCAAAGATAGTATTCGACTGTTCATCGAAGATGCTCGCCAACGCAAATGGTTTGGCAATACGGGACGAGAGCGCCTGAAGGGAGCCGGAAGCGTTTGTCGAGATGCATCAATTTGGGAGGGTTGGTGCAAGGAGCAAGGCCTGCAATATCGGATGATTGCTCCTAAGAATAATCGTACTAAACTATCCGCAGCACAATTCAAAGCTCTTACGAAGTGGCTGGGGAATACCTCGGAGCACTCAAGAGATGCCGCCATTTTAGTATTTGGCAGATAAGTTTTGCAGTCACGCCAGTCCCCTCAGTTAACCTTTAACGAACGATAAAATGAAAGTCATAGTTACCTTTTCGGGAGGCAAGGACAGCCTTGCATCGCTTCTTTGGACGCGCGAACACATCACCAAGAACTTTACGACCGTGTTTTGCGACACGGGGTGGGAGCATCCGTTGACCTACGAGTACATCAACCGGATCGCGGATAAACTCCACTTGGATTTGGTGACGCTCAAGTCGAAGAAATACGACGGGATGGTCGATCTTGCCCGGCAGGCCCCGGAGCGGATAGACGAGATTGCCACCATCGAACAAGAACTGCGTTCGGCGTTTTTCGGCCCGGACAAAATACCTGCCGCGCAATCGTCAGCGGTAATAAATACCCCGACATCCGCGACGTGGTTCGCTATGTCGAATGGCAGAATGCCACGGGCAGTTTGTTCGACGACGACACGGCGACCAGCTGCATGAGTTATTACGGATTATGCGAATGACTATGACGCACGCTTCGCTTTTTTCGGGTATCGGCGGCTTCGACCTGGCGGCCGAGTGGGCGGGCTGGACGAATGCCTTTAACTGCGAAATCGATCCTTTCTGCCGCCGAATTTTAAAATATCACTTTCCCAATGCAGAACAGTATGCAGACATACGCACGACAGACTTTACTATTTGGAGAGGACGAATTGACGTCCTTACAGGCGGCTTCCCCTGCCAGCCGTTCTCGCTCGCGGGCAAGCGCAAAGGCACGGAGGACGAGCGTTACCTGTGGCCGGAAATGTTGCGGGTTGTTCGGACTGTTCGACCTCGCTGGATCGTGGGCGAGAATGTTTTCGGAATTGTTAATTGGTCGGAAGGAGTGGTCTTCGAGCAGGTGTGTTCTGACTTGGAAACGGCGGGATATGCGGTTCAACCGTACATTATACCGGCTTGCGGTGTCGGGGCTCCCCACCGAAGGGGCAGATGCTGGTTCCGCGGGCATCTTGTTGAAAACCCCGTGTGCGTTCGACGCGACGGTGACAAGCCCCAAGAAGAACCCCGTACCGGGCAATTCGGGATGTCTTGCGCAGGAGGTCATGTGCGGGTATGCGGCACGAAGGGGATTGCTGCCCACCGTTCAGACGCAGGGATTGAAACAATGCAAGAACGGCAAGACGGTGTTCATGCCGTTGAGCTTGTTGCCAACGCCTCGCGCTTCGAAGATAACCGGAGGCGATCGCGCGGATTTTTCACCAAGCCTACCGGGACTAATGCTCAAGGGAATGCTCCCGACACCCAAAGCGAACGATTTTCGGAGCGGGATGCCCAACCGTGTGGGAACGGAACACATCCAGCAGCTGAACGACACCGTAGCATACCGGGCTGGACAAACTTCCCAACTCAACCCCCTCTTTGTTGCCGAGATGATGGGGTTCCCGGTGGATTGGACGGTATTACCTTTTCAAATTGGCGAAATGAATCCATCAAAGCCTACGGAAACGCTATCGTGCCGCAGGTAGCATTGCAGATATTCGAAACGATAAATGAATGCGAAAGTTTGGGCAATAAAAAGTGATTACCTCCGCAGTATAAGTTCCACGCCCCAGCCGTCGGAGAGTATATTTTGAAGCTGATGAACGAACCGC